TCCAGATCGGCGATCCAGTCGGCCCAGTCTGGCGGCACGGCGGCGACGGTCTCGGCCGCCGGGCGGGCCAGGCGCGCCTCCGCGTAAGCCATGCAGCCAGCGTCACCAGTTCCCGTCGTTGCGGCGCAGCCGCTCAGCAGGATCGCCAGCGCCGCGGCCATCGCGAACCGCATCCCGCCCACGCTCGACGCGCTCGCTCTCGTCTTCCATGGCATCGCGTTCCGCCTCCCGTTTGCCCGCGCGCTTCCCTTCGACGCGGCCCCAGATCCGGCCGAGGACGACGCCCCCGACCGCGCCCAAGGCCGCGACCAGCCAGATCAGAAGGTCAGCCATCGCCGCGGAACCCGCGCTCGATCCGGTCGCGCAGGCCGATCAGGCCGAGCCCGAGGAACATGAGCCCGGCGGGCGAGGCATCGCCCGAGCCGGCGAGCAGCGCGACAAGGCGGGACAGCTCGGCGAACGGACCGGCTGCGGGCAGCGCGAGAGACGCGACGCCCGTGAGCATGGCGAGAAGCCCCGCCCACCAAGTCATGGAGTTGGGTCGGACGTAACGCATGAGTCAGGCCCTCTTGATCAGGGTAGAGAAGAAGGCGACCAGCCGGGCGAGCCAGCCGGTCGGCGCGTCGGGTGCAGGGTCGAGGACCGGCGGCGTCGGCGCCGACCGCAGTAGCGCCAGCGCATCGCTCTCTGCCAGCCGCCGGATCGGCCGGGAGAAGTCGACGCGGCCCGAAGGATCCACGGACCAGACCGGGATGGGCCCGCCGGGATAGCGGCCATGGCGGAACAGGTCGCGCTCCGCCTCGCGCCGGGGGATGATCTCCGCCGGCCGCCGCCAGTTGAGGAAGGCCCGCGCCGCGGCCGCACGGTCGCCGGCGTTCAGGTGACGGGTCAGCGCGGCCTTCGCGATCCCGCCGGTGTTGTAGTGAAAGCTGACGAGCGCATCGAACTCGTGCGGCGCCAGCGGGGCCGTCACCGCGGCCCGGACCTCGGCCTCGTAGGTCGCAAGATCCGCGCGGAAGATCCGGAACGCCTCGCCGATGCCCTCATCGAGATCGGCGGGCATGCCGCTGGGCATCTCCGCAGGATCGGGCGGCCCGGCCGCGGCCGTATGGCCGATGCCGAAGGTCCAGGTGCCAGTGGAATCGAGATACGGCGCGGGCACGACTCCTTCGTGCCCGGTCAGGGCCAGCAGGCCCCGCTCGGTCATCTGCATGGATTTACTCCAGAAACGAGAGGATCAGGATCAGCGCCGCAACGGCGAGGCCGACGCGCAGACGGTGCGCGAACCGACGGTCGGGGTCGTCGCACTCGCTCCGCAGGGCGCGGGCGAGGCGGAGAAGCTCAGTCATCCTTGCGCCCAATCGCGGCGCGCAGCCGGGCGAGGACGACCTCGATGAAGGCCGGGCCGAACACGCCGACGAGGTAAGCGGCGGACCCCGCCGCCCCGCCCGCCGGGATCGCGTCGGGGCGCAGCCCCAGCCAGGCCGCGATGACGGCCATCGACAGACTGCCCATCCCGGCCGCGATCAGCCCGCCGAGCAGGATGTGGCGCAGCGCATCGCGCAGCCGCATCTTCGTGGTCAGCGCGTTCGTGGCCCCGCCGAGCGCGCCCCAGGCGGCGAGGATCACCGCTGTCGATGCCGCGAGCTCGCGCAGCACCGCGGCAATGAAGTTGCCGGAATCGTTCATCGCCGGATCTCCAGAAGCGGAATGGAGGTGATCGAGCCGAGCCGCTCGAGGTCGAGCGTCACGTCGAGCGCATCGGTGTCGAAGCGGACGGGCACGTCGAAGGCGAAGCCCGCGGTGATCGCGACGCCGGCGGCCGGGGCGGTGTCGAAGGTCACGACGCCGGTTGTCGTGTCGACGGACCAGCCGGACATCTGCTCGACGCCGCCGAGGGCGACGCGCACGCTGCCTGCAACGGGCTTGGAGATGGCGCGGGTCCAGCTCTGCGCGCCGGAGCTGTAGCGTTTCAGGAGCGCGAATTCCGTGAGGCTGCCATTGCCCGTGCCGATCTCCTGGTCGGTGGGAGTGATCGCCGCGGACGGCAGGCCCGACTTGTAATCGCCCCAGTCCTTGAAGCGGAAGCCGTGCAGCCGGCCGTTGCGCGCCTCGAAAAAGGCGACCACCGCCGCCAGATCGTCCGCGCGCCGGATACCGTAAGCGACATCGTAGCGCCGCCTGCTGTTCGCCCAGCTGGCGTTGCGTTCCTCGTCGCCCGAGGCGAGCTCGACGATCTGGGTGCGCCGCTCCGGCCCGCCTCGCGCTCCACGGCTGATGTCGTCCGGAAACCGGACCTCGTGGAAGGCCATGGCTCAGAGCCCCCTGCGCCCGAGCGACACCGCGCGCGAGATGTCGGCGGCCACCTGTGTCCGTGATTGGCGGAAGCTCTCCGCGTCGCGGGTCTGGATCGAAATGTTGACGATCGGGGCGGGCTCGCGGTCGCGCCGCGGAGCCTCAAAGTTGCGCGCCTCCCGGCGGGAGAGCACCCGCTCGCCGCGCTGCAGGATCGCCGGCACCTCGTCGGGCCGAAGGCCCGCAAAGCCAGAGGTGTGACGCAGTCCCAGCGTGCCGCCGGAATGCATGCGCGGGGCCGCCGCGAAGGCCGCAGCCGGGACCATGCGCCCGGGTGCCGGTGCGCCGACCACGCCGCCGGCATGCAGGACGTTGGCGAACAGTCCACCGGCGCCCCCGAGCGCAGTGCCGAGCGCATTCGCGATCGGCCCGAGTATGAAGCGCCGCGCGGCGAGCTGCGCGAGATCGGCGATGAGCGAAGTGACGAGGTCGCGGACCTTCAGCTTGCCGGTCTTCACGAACTCGCCGACGGCATTCTCGGCCGAGCGGAAGGCGCCGACCAGGCTCTGGCCGATATCGCCGCCGATCTCGCGCGCCCTGGTGGCATAGTCCGACAGCGCGGCCGTGACCGCCTGCCAGCCGGTGACGGCCCGCTCGGTGCTGGGCTCTGCCGCGGAGGCGGCCGCCCCGGCCGCGGCGCCGGCCTCGGTGGCCGCCTGTCCGGCGGCGCCGAGGGCGTCCTCGAGCCGGTCGGCCGAGTCCGTGGCCGTCTCCAGCGCCGCCGCCCCGTCCGAGCCCGCGCCCGCCACGGCATCCTTCAGCGCCTGCCAGGCGGTCATCGGGCGCGCGGCGGCCTGAGACAGCATGCCGGCCGCCTCGGCATAGCCCGCGGCGCGGCCGCGCGCGTCCGCGGCCATCCCGCCGAAGAGATCCGGCGCCTCGACGTAGATGCGGCCCATGGCGGCGCGGAAGGCGTCGCCCGCGGCATCGCCGACCGCCGAGGCCGCGCCCGCGAAGGGGTTGTCGACCCCGCCCAGCTCGACCGGGTCCAGCCGACCGATGGAGAGGCCGCCCTCGCCGGTCGCCCAGTCGGGCAAATTGGCGAGCGCCGCGTTCAGCCGGGCGATGAAGCGGTTGATCCGCGCCACCACGCCGTTGATCATCGACTCGACACCGTCGATCAGGGCATTGGCGGCCTGGAAGGCGAAGTCCCCGATGGCCTCCGGCAGCGCGCCCCAGGTCGCCTTCACCGCGTCGAACGCTCCGGAGAAGGTCGCGACGGTGCTGTTGCCCCAGCCGACCACGGCCTCCGTCGCGCCCTGCAGACCCTCGTAGATGCCGGCCTGCGCCGCGGCCCAACCGGCCTCCACGCGCGCCCACGCGGCGCCGGCGCGCAGGGCGATCCGGTCCCACGCCTCCGCCGCCACGTCCTTCAGCAGCCCGAGCGCTTCGCCGATGCCGCCGGTCGCGGCCACCAGGCGCGTGAACTGGTAGATCAGCTCGCCCGCGACGACGATGAGCGCCCCGATCCCGGTGCGGATCAGCGCGCCGCGCAGGACCACCAGTGCCGTGGCCAGCCCGCGGACCGAGAGCGCCGCCGCGGCCAGGCCCGCCACCCAGCGGCCGGCGAGGAAGCCCGCAAAGGCCGCCGCGGTGCTCGCCACCCGCCCGAAATTGTCGATCAGCAGGACGAGCGCGTCCGAGATGCCGGTGAAGACCCGCTGGATCGGCCCGCCGACCTCGCCGAGCCGGGCCAGCCCTTCGGCCGCGCTCTGCAGCGCCGGCGCGGCGGCGACGGCCAGCTGGTTCGAAAGGCCGCGCCAGAGCAGTCCGAGCCGCGAGATCGCGTCGTTGGTCTCCTCGATCCGGTCCGCGTCCGCGTCGCTCACCAGCACCCCGAAGCGGCGCAGCTCGTCGTTCGCCTGGCGCAGCTGCGCCGGGTCGAGCCGCTGGAAAGCCACGAAGGCCCGGTCGCCGAAGATCTGCGAGAAGAGCGCCGCCTGCTCGGAGGCCGCGGCGTTCTGCCGGATCGCCTCGGTCACCCGCGCGATGCGCTGGTCGAGCGGCAGCCGGAGCAGCTCCGCCGCGTCGAGCCCCAGCCGCCGGATCGCGTCGGCCGCCGGCCCGCTGCCATCGGCGGCGAAGAGCGACAGGCGCCGGGTCAGGCGCGCCGAGCCGGCCTCGAGCTCACGGAAGGAATTGCCCGACAGATCCGCCGCCCGCGCGAGCACCTGCACGCTGGCCGTGGTGGTGGCGAGCGACTGGGCGAGCTTGGCCTGCGCGTCGATGGTCTGCAGCCCCGAACGGATCAGTGCCGCGCCGGCCGCGGCAGTCGCCGCGCCGACGACCCGGGCGATCCGCGTCGCCTGCCGCGCGAAGCGGGCGAGCCGGCGGTTCGCGGCCTCCATCTCGCGCGAGAGGCGCCGGAAACCCTGCTGCCCCGCCTCGCCCACACCGCGCAGCGCATCCTTGACCTGCCGCCCGCCCGTCGCCGACAGGCGGACAGAGACGCGTTTCTCGGCCATGTGACTGCCTCCGGTATCAGCAGGATCGGTAAGACGGGCGCCGCGCGCCCCTTGCAGAATGTATCACGGCGTGATACATGCCCCCATGATCGTCAGCACGAAGGGCAAGCGCGCGGCGAACGCGGTGGAAGGCCGGTTCGGCAAGGGCTTCCCGGCCGATCTGGTCAAGCGGACGCGTGCGATGCTCTCGGCGCTCGACGCCGCCGTGGTCCTCGAGGATCTCCGGTTTCCGCCGGGCAACCATCTCGAGGAGCTCAAGGGCGATCGGGCCGGGCAACATTCGGTGCGCATCAACGACCAGTGGCGCATCTGCTTCGTGTGGACCGATCAGGGACCGGCCGACGTCGAGATTGTCGACTACCATTGAACGGGCATCGAAAGGACGCGCCATGACACTGATGAAGACCCCCTCGCACCCCGGCGAGGTTCTCAGGGAGCTCTACCTCGACCCGCTCGGGCTGAGCTCGATCGCGCTGGCCCGGCGCCTGCACGTGCCGCGCACGCGGATCGAGCGGCTGGTGCGCGAGGAGACCGCCGTGACCGCCGACACCGCCATGCGCCTCGCCAAGGCCTTCGGCACGACGCCCGAATACTGGATGAACCTGCAGCGCGCCTGGGACCTCGCCCGCGCGCGCGACACGGTCGACGTCTCAGACATCACCCCCGTCGCCGCCGCCTGACCCTGCCTGTCTGGCCAGCGTCTCGACCACCACCGCCTCGACATGCGGAAGGAGCT